CCTATAATTTATTTATATTTAACACCTGATTTATCAAACTACACTTATTTAAAATATTATGTAATTAAAAGAATTCAGGATGCTGGAAGTTATACAAATACTCCAGATGTTCCATACAGATTTTTACCTTGTATGGTTTCAGGACTCGCTTATTATTTATCTATGAAGATTAATCCAAAATTAACTGAACAGTTAAGATTGTATTATGAAGATGAATTACAAAGAGCTTTAACTGAAGATGGTCAAAGAACATCTGTATTTATATCACCACAAGCTTACTATGGGAATTTATTATAATGGCTAATTTTTCTAGAGGTAAATGGTCACAATCAATATCAGATAGATCTGGTCAAGCATTTCCTTATCAACAAATGGTCAAAGAGTGGAATGGATCATTAGTCCATATTTCAGAATATGAACCTAAACATCCTCAACTTGATCCTAAACATCATAAAGCAGATGCACAAGCATTAAAAGACACGCGCGCGCAGGACTTTAGTTTTACTTCTGGTGGTAATGGTGAAGCAGTTGCTAATTTAACTTTACCAGGTTCATTTGCTTATAATTCAAATGGTATGCAACCTTTAGACCCATCTTTCCAAAACTCTCAAAGAACTTTTGGAATTTATGCGGGTCAAGTAACTATAGTGATATCATAATGGCTATTACATACGCAGCATTTTTAACTCAAATAAGAAACTACACTGAAGTAGATAGTAATGTTTTAACAGATTCTTTAATTGATCAGTTTATTAGAAATACTGAATTAGATTTAGCAGATAAAGTAGATTACGACGATTTAAGAAAATATTCAGACTCTACATTTACTGCTAACAATAAATACTTATCACTTCCAGCAGACTGTTTGATTCCAAGAGCTTTGTTTCTTGCAACTTCAGGAACAGTAGCGACAGGAACAGTTGTTTATCTTGAAAAAAGAGATCAAACATTTATGAGAGAGTATAACAATACTGGTTCTACAGGAACTCCAAAATACTGGGCTAATTGGGACGATTTTACTATAATTGTTGCACCTAGACCTTCAACTGCTTTTCCTGTGCAATTAGAATATATTAAAGATCCTCCTCATTTTACTTCAACAAACAGCACTTATATTTCAACTTATTTTGAAAACATATTATTATACGGAGTGTTAGGAGAAGCTTTTTCCTATCTAAAAGGACCTATGGATATGTACAATCTTTATAAAACAAAGTATGATGAGGAATTACAAACTTTCGCTCTTCAACAAATGGGTAGAAGACGCAGAGGTGAGTATGATGATGGTGTACCAAGAATTAAAATTAATTCACCATCACCAAGAAGTATTGAACCATAATTTAAGGAGAAAACATGGCTATAACAACTAACGCGATTGCGAATTCGTTCAAGGGGCAAATCCTAAGAGCAATACACAATTTCACAGCATCGACTGGTAATACATTCAAACTTGCAATGTATCAAACAGATGCAACATTAGGCGCATCAACAACATCTTATACATCTTCACAAGAAGTAACATCTTCAGGATATACTGCTGGTGGAAAAGCACTAGTTAATTCTGGTGTTAAAGTATCTGGTGCTGTAGCAATTACAAACTTTTCAAACGTGTCTTGGACAGGAGTTACTTTAACTGCTCAAGGTGCATTAATTTATAATGACACAGCTTCAGGTGACCCTGCAGTATGTGTATTAGACTTTGGCGGACCAAAAACCGCAACTGCTGGAACATTCACAGTTCAGTTCCCAGCATTCACAACTAGCGCTGCAATTATAAGAATTGGTAACGCGTAATTTTTAGGAGGCTCAGGTGGCGGACATAACAGTATCTGTATCGTCACCTGGCGTTCTAGGTTTTGGCCAAAATAACTTTGGCGCTCAAAATTTTGGTGGAGAAAATTTATCAGCTACATTTTCTGTAGGTGGTGTTGAATTTGTTTTTAATACAGGTTGGGGATCTAATGACTGGGGTGAATTCACTTGGGGTATAACAGGTGGTGCTGCAGCCGTTAGTGGTTTGCAATTAAATGTATTTTACGGATTACAAACTGTAAAAATAGATGTTGATGTTTCTGTTCAAGGTCAACAATTAAATACTAGTATTTCTGGAGTAACCACAACAGCAAATGCTAACGTAACTGAAGAAGGTTTACAATTAAACACTCAAATTAATAATGTTGTAATCGAAACAAATACTATTTCAATTGTTCAAGGAAGTCGAATTAATTTAACCGAAGGTGAAGTTACAACAGATTTTCAACCAGATGCTGGTTGGGGTAATAATGCTTGGGGTATTGTTCCGTGGGGTTTAGAAAATGATATTAACGTAAGTGTTACAGGAACTGCATTAGCTGCTTTTGTGCATCCTGTTGATACAAATGCCGATGGTAATGAATCAGTAAGTGTTGATGAAGATGATGATATTGTAATTTATTTAAATAATGTAACTACAAAAGCTGATGCAAATGTAAATGTTACAGGATCTCGAATTAATGTAATAGAAGGTTTAAACAATGTTATTGTTCAAGTTGATGTAATTGTTCCAGTAACAGGAACACGAATAAATACAATAGTTGGTATAGCTATAGGTGGTACTATTCAAGAAGTGCCTGTTACAGGATCTAGAATTAACGTACTTATTGGTAACGAAACTACTTCAGCAAATGCTAATGTTAACGTAGCTGGAAGCAGAATTAACTTAACTCCTGGACAAGTTACTTATGAGGCGGCTTATAATGTTACTGGATCTAGAATAAACTTAACAGTAGGTCAGGAAACAACTAGTGGAAATGCTGTTGTAAATGTAACAGGGTCACGCTTGAATATAAGTGCAGGATCTGTTAATATTACAGCATGGGCAGAGGTAATAACAGGGGCTTCTAATACTTGGACTCCAGTTGACTTAGCTGCTTAAATGTATTATTTAAATAATTATATAGGAGCATAAATGGCATCAACTTATTCTACAGACCTCAAAATAGAGTTAATGGTCACTGGCGAAAATGCTGGTACTTGGGGTGATAAGACTAATGATAACCTAAACGTAATCCAACAAGCTATTGCTGGATACGGTGAACAAAGTATAGCTGGTGGTGCTCAAACTACAGCTTTAACAATCGCAAATTCACCAACATTATCTGTTGCAAGAAATATTGTACTTAAATTAACAGGAACAATTACAGGAAACCAAATAGTAACAGTTCCATCAGGAATTGAAAAAACTTGGATTGTATCAAACGGTACTACAGGTGCGTTTCAAGTTCAATTTAAAACAACTGATTTTGGATCATCTGGCACAATTTGGTCTACAACTGATAAAGGAATTAAAATTTTATATTCAAATGGAACAGAAATTTTTCCAGTAGATTTAAGCACATTATCTGGAACAGTTGCTTCTGCTTCAATTGCAAACCTAGCAGTTACATCTGCTAAACTTGCTTCATTTGCAGTAACTGAAGCTAGACTTGCATCATATGCAGTTACAGCTTCAAGACTTGCAACAAATGCTGTTACAGCAATTAAAATTACACAATCAACAATTACACAATCTAAACTTGCACCTGATTCTGTAGGTTCTAATCAATTAATTAACACTGCAGTTACTCCAGGATCTTACACATCAGCTTCAATTACAGTTGATGCTGACGGTCGTATTACTGGCGCATCTTCTGGCGCTGCAGGAGGTGGAGCGTTTCAACCTATAGCTTATGTTACTGGCTCTACATCAGGAACCTACACAAAAACTGCAGGAACAAACGTAGTTGCAGGATGGTTTGTTTCACCAGGTGGTGGAGCAGGAGGATCTGCTTACATGGGTGGAGGTGGTGGATCTGGTGGATCTGGTGCTTTTGGATGGTATTACCAAAATATTGCAAACACAAACACAATTCCTTACAGCATAGCAGGAGCTGGTGGTGGTGGTAGTGGTGGAATGTCTAACGGTAATGGTAATCCTGGAAGTGGTGGTGGTAGTTTAGTTTTCGGTAATATAACATGGCCGGGTGGAAATGCAGGGAATGGTGGACCGAGATTTGGTACTGGTTCTCCTGGAAACCCTGGAACAAATACTGGATTTTATTTTGC